TTTGATGGTATCAATGTGAAGCCTATCGGAGCGAACAAGGTTAACAAGTATTTCTTCAATGACTTGATTGGAGCAAAACTCGATGGAATTTGTGCAGCGATTGATCCGAAGAACACCACAGTCATGTGGAGTTATGCAGGAGAAGGGTTTGATGGTTCCACTAATAACAAGCTAATGATTTACAATTACAGTTTGGATCGTTGGTCCACAGGAGAGATTGATTTTGAGTTTATGAATACATCAGCTCAAGAAGCCTTTTCCTTGGATGCCCTTGATGAAATTTCAACGGATTTGGATGCACTTCCTTATTCCCTGGATTCATGGGCTTGGCTGGATGGCGATATTGGCATAGGTGGTTTCAATGGTTCTCATAAGTTTGGAAAACTGGCTGGAACTAATGCCACGGCAACCATAGACACAACAGAATTTGAAGGAGCAAAAGGAAGGCGTTCCACCCTTACATCGGCAACACCGATCATTGATGGAGGAACAACAACCGTAACTCCAATTACAAGAGCAAGCCAAGCTGACACCGAAACAGTAGGGACGGCAGTCAGCATGACAGATACAGGAACAACACCGATACGGTCAACAAGCCGTTTTCATCGTTTGCGATGCACATCAACAGGATCATTCACCACCCTCAAGGGCGTGGATGTATCCGCTAGACCAGAAGGATTACGATAATGGCAAGACCTAAAAAGAATTGGATTCAAGGAGCAGTTAAGAAACCAGGAGCATTGCGAGCAACTGCTAAACGCATGAAACTGATTAAAGGTAAAGAAAAATTATCAAGCAAAGATTTAAACATTATGGCAAAGAAAGCTAAAAAAACAGGAAATACAAAACTATCAAGAAGGGTTAATTTAGCAAAAACATTCAAGAAAATGAGGAAGGGATAATGGCAACAACAATTACAGCAGCAACCTTAAAGGTTACAATCAAGGAAGAAATTTTATTAAATAACATAGACCAGGGAAATGAAAACATTCTTTCCATCTCTAGCATTAACGAGATTTCTCACCGCATTGTTACGCTGCCAAGCGACAACTCAACAATAGCATTAATGGATTTCAGTACCGTAGCAGGTGCAGGACAATTCATTACAGGTGATGTTAAGTATATTCGTATCACTAATAAGGATGATACTTATGGAGCATATATCAATCTTACAGGAGCTGCGGAGAACGCTTGGATAGTAGTGGATGCAGGAAAATCCCTTATTGTAAGCGGAGCTTCCTCGATGTTGGATGCAGTAGCAAGTGGAACGGTAGCCGCTCCAAGTGTGGCTGATTTAACTTCGGTTAAAGGACAATCCATTACTTCGGCTCAAACAGTAGATTTGGATATTTATGTAGCGTCTGTGTAATGGCTGTTAATCAATATCCATTAGCACCCTTATACTTACCAGACAATGACGAGCATTTGCGTATTGTAAGTGTTTATCTCAATAACACCATTTCTGGGAAACTGAACTCCACAGGAACGGTAACTTTAACAGCGAGTTCAACGACAACTACTTTAACCGATGCAAGAATAGGTGGCAATAGTGTTATTTTGTTTATGCCGATTACGGCAAACGGAGCAACAGCCAGAGCTAACTTGTATGTATCGGCTAGAGCGGATGGGAGTGCGACTTTAACCCATGCCTCAAGTGCAAACACAGACCAAAACTTCGCCTACATCATCATCGGATAGTGAAATATCCTTTGTTCCCATAGAGCATATTGGACCCTTATGGAAACAGGTTGAAGGACATTTGGAAAAACCATTGGAGATGGACGGCAATGCCTACACCTCCCAGGATGTTCTCAACAGTCTAATTAACGGCAAGATGCAGTTATGGATTAGTTGGAGCAAGAAAAAAGAAAAAGTGGAAGCAGCCATTGTTACAGAAATAGTGGACTATCCGCAGAAACGAGCTTGTCGGTATTTTCTCGCAGGAGGAGATAACATGAAAAGCTGGTTTAAAAAAATTAAAAATGAAATTGAACAATGGGCAAAACTTAATAAATGCCATCGCATAGAATTAGTTGGCCGCAAGGGGTGGTCAAGATGGCTCAAGGATTACACGCCCAAACACATAGTATTAGTTAAGGAAAATTTATGAGTAAAGGAGCAGGAGAAGCAAGATCAGTTCAGAACATTGAACCGTGGGCAACGCAACAGCCCTATCTGACAAAAGGATTTGAGAGAGCAGAATCATTATACGGACAACCAGGACCAAGTTATTATCCAGGTCAGACCTATGTAGGATTCTCTCCACAGACGGAAACCGCCCTAACTGCGGCACAAACACGGGCAACGGCAGGCTCCCCTTTACTGCAACAAGCTCAATCCGAATTACTCAAACAAGCACAAGGACAATATTTATCACCGACAACCAATCCCTATTTACAGGGACTATACAACCAAATGGCAGGTGATGTAACCGCAGGCGTACAGTCTGAATTTTCTAAAGCAGGACGATACGGTAGCGGTGCGAACCAAGCCGTGCTCGCAAGAGAGTTAGGAAATTTAGCCAACCAAGTCTATGCCCCACAATATGCGGCAGAGCGACAAAACATGCAGAATGTCCTATTCCAAGCACCACAACTCGCACAAGCAGATTATCAAGACATTGGAAGATTAAGACAAGTGGGAGCGGAAAGAGAAGGATTGCAAGAAGCGGCATTAGCCGATGCGATGCAACGATACCAATACCAGCAACAACTGCCTTATGAAAAGTTAAGAGCCTATCAAGCGGCAACTGGTGGTTCCTATGGACAAACAGGTGAGAAAATCATGCCGATGCAGAGAAACCTTGCAGCAGGACTTCTCTCTGGAGCATTAGGGGGAGCAGAGATTGGTAGCATGATGGGTTCCACTAATCCTTACTGGGCATTAGGTGGTGGATTACTAGGGATGCTAGGATAATGGGATTATTGACAGATCAAATTACAGAAACTTTAATGAGTTCTGATCCTCGGTTAAAACAAATTCGTAGAGGAATTTTATCCGAGGTGGGAAAATATGCAGGTCCACAACCTGTTGCACCAACAATGGGACAAGTGTTTAGTACCATACCATCAGGCATAGCAAAAGGAGAAAGTAATTATTTACAAAACGAGTTGAGGAGGTTTCAGCTCGAACAGATCAAGGCTCCCAATCAGCAAATTGTTGGTGGTCCAACAACAGGATATAAATTAGTGCAATGGTCTAAAACTCCCGAATTATTAGATGACGGTAGTTATGGAGTTCCTGAAATGCAAACAACAGATATAATGGGAGGGGTTTTTAAGGCGGAAGCTCCAAAATCTTATTATAACATAGATGATGAAAGTAAAGTAATATCTATGACGGCTACTGAATACGCTAAAAAACCAGATAAGGAAAAATGGATACCATTTACTGCAAAAACAGAAACCAAGTCAAAATATTCAAAAATATTAACAGCATCAGATATAACAAAATTAAATGAACTGGGTTACGGATTAAAAGATGATGTCAATTATGAAGTTAAATTTACGGAAAAAACTGATTTAAACAAACCAATAGAAGAAATTATATCTGAATCAGTAGGATGGGAATCAGTTGGAGGAAAAGGAACTACTATTTACACAGGGGATATTCCAATAGATTTAGCGGAAAAAGCCAAAGGTGAAGCCATTAAATCACAATCTACGATAGCAAGAGGATTCAATCTCATTTCCGATATAGAAAAATTAGGAAAAGGTGGGGTTGGTATCAGGCCTTGGATAGCTGAAAATCTTGGTGGTGTTATTGGGCAGGTTAGTGAACCAGCAGAAAAAGCATTTTCAAAATTCATAGCAGGTGCAGACCCTAGTGCAATTACAAAATTTAGAGTGGATGCTCGTCAATTTATTGGTCAAAGCATAACTAGGATGACAGGTGAGGAATCTGGAAGATATACTGAAGCAGAAAGAAAAATTACACAGGATGCGTTAGCCTTGGTTAATGCTGCCAAAACCCCATTACAAGTTTATGGAGCTTTAGTTTCAGTAATCGAAGCGGAATTTTTAGCAGCCGATAGAAATGAAATACTGGCTAATAGTGGGAATCCTGAATGGAAACCTAGGTTTGATCTTAATAAAAAAGAAGATTTTAACGCTTTAGGAGAATTATTAGAAAAAGAAGGATTACTTCAACAAGATGTATTTCATATAATAAATCGTATGAAAAAACAAAGAAATATTAAGGGCTTATTTTAGATGACAGATTATTGGTCAATGCAGGAAGAAGTTTCTTCCGTCCCTATTGCGGGAGGAGAAGGACCTTTAGAAGATATTGCCACTCGTAGCAAAATGGCTTTGTTGGGGGACACCTTATCTGAAAAAGAAAAAGTTTTTAGAAGTAGTTATCCTGAAGGAGAGCTTCGGTTAAGCCCCAGCACAAATAAACTTCAATTCAAGACTAATGTGGAAGCAGATTGGAGTAATGTTGATTTGCCTTTTACTCGTAGTCTGGGGGATGGAGGAGAATTTTTAACAGATGTTTCAGAATTTATTCTTGGATCACCTGAAATTGTACCAGAAATTTTAGCAACCTTTAAAACAAGAGGACTGTCATTAATTCCCTTGATGGCGACCCACGGTGCAATAGGGGTTGGAAGTGAAGTGTTACAGCAAGGAGCACAAGATATATTTGGAACACAGGATCAAACATTTGAAGAAGCGTATGTGCAAGAACCCCTTAAAACTGGAGCTTTCACGGCAGGTGGATCAGCAGCTGGAAGGGGGGCAGAAAGAATTATA